CTAAGATCCTGAATATGCACCATAGCATTAACCTAAGGATTAACGACTAAAGGTAACGATAGAAAAGGAATGAAAATAGGTATGAAGAATGAGAAAGTATTTTGGCATATTAGTTTCCTACGTCAGTGCTAACTGTTTCAGGTTCACGGGTATCATCTCAGCCACCTTGTGGCACCCCGACTAAATTTGGGTAGATTCTATATCTCAATTCAGAATAAAACAAGAACAAAATTGTATTAACTGCACTTTAGGTTTCTTTTTAGTTTTGTGAAAGTTACTTAACTGGTGAGAGTAAAAGAAGGTAAAACGGATTAGAAGAATGAGAGAAAACGATAATTTCCAATCTAACAATAATTAAAAGGGTTGCGGGAGTTATCGCACTCAACTAATAAACGGTAAATATCCCGCTCATATAAAAACGCTAATTCTGTTTCTCGTTCTTTAAATAAGCGCACACCATCAAGGGGATTTTCAGCCGTCCACTTGCGCAATGATTTCAGTTCGTTAAACACTGCTCGCAAGTAGGCGTGTTCACGGTTTACTGTGGCTTTTTTCGGGGGATTGTTTTTATTTACCGAAAACTCACCATCAAGGCGGCGTTTGCGGTAGTCGGCAAAGATTTCAGCGTTAAATTCATTGGCAGGCGGATCGCCCAAGTTCGCACACAAGTTTTTTAGTTTGGCTAAACGTGCCTCACCGTCCGACAACGTTTTACCGTGCAAATCAAAGCATTCCTGCACATAAAAACTTAATGCGGGCAAATCGCTTGATTCTAAAACTTGTACAGAATCAACCACACTTGTCGTTTGTTCTTTGGCTTGATTATAAAAACGTAGCGCATCGCCTTTGGTTAAAAACCATTTGCGTGAACGATTGCCGTTTACATAAACTTCCGCAAGCCATTTTCCGTTTTTAGTGTCTTTATGAATAGCCATTTAATTCTTTATATTTATTATCAATTGATTCTGAGAGTTTTGATTTTGTAGAAAAATATAAACTTATATCTTTACGTAATTCTAATATTAAGTCTTCTGCATTTTCAGTAAAACGTTTCATATTATCCATATTTCCCATTGATCCTTTTGCTATTTCTTTGAATTCCCCATGATAATAGTGAAGATTACCGAAAAAATCAGTTAGGTCATTAAAATATTCAAAATTTATTATTTTTGTTAAAAATAGCCTATATTTATAAATGCTCACCTCATTATTTAATTTTGTTAAATCTTCTATTGTTTTTAATATTTCATTAATGTCGCTAGAATAAATTACATTGAAATTGATAGGTAAATTATCTATTATCCTTTGACATTTTGAATCTAGAGCGTTTACAGAAGTGGTTATATTATTGATATCTCTTGTAAGTTCGCTTTGCATGTCATCTATCTTACTTATTATTATGTTATTATTTTGTACTTGGGCTTGATGTGCAGCCTTTTTGGCATAAGCAGCAGCCTTCCATGTACCAATCAATATTCCAATTGTACATGAAGCAGAAATCCAATCCGTAATCTTGGCATCCCTAAATACACTAAACGAAAAAATAAACGCAACACAAGCAATCGCGAACACAATCACAAATGGATAAACAACTAACCACAATAAAAAATCTATTACCGGATATTTAGACTCCTTATTTAAAAACATCTTTATCATCTATTATTTAATCCATTATCATTTAGAAAATATTTCTATTTTATGCCCTAGGTTACTTTAATGTTATTTTTTTATGATTTAATAGGTGTAACTATCTTTTACAAATCTTTTGAGAGCGCGAAACCGAACCATCATTACAAATAAACTTGCCACCGGAACAATGCGAAACGCCGCCTTTGCTACCGGAACAAGGTTGGCGTCCACGTGCATCAGCCATGTTTGCAACTATAAAGAAAGCACTTGCAATTAAAACTGTTGAAATTAATTTTTTCATTACATTTTCTCCATTTTAAGAATCACTTTCCCCACCATATCAATATCACTCAATTCACATTCAAAACTGAATTTGCCGCCGTCCATGCGGACTTTCCCCGCCAGTAGCACAGTGATGTAACAAATAAGGTGGGAATTTTCAACAATGACGAAGTATTCGCCATCCACTAAATTGCCGTAATCGCTAGTCGCAAAGTAGGTGTGATTGTCTTCTAAAATACAAAATACTTTGTTATAACTTTCACGGCTGTCTAAATTCGGTAAGTAAGGCAAAAGAAAGGGTTTATTTTCCATTATGAAAGATTTACCGTTTTCTAGCTTTATTGCATGAAAATATTTCAGGTCGTCTGAATTATCGAAAATCGGCTCATTTCCATAGGCCACATAATCCAATCTTGCCCCCGTTTCTTTCATGCAACGAATGACTAATTCCGCAGGGAAAAAACTACGAGAAACCCAAGTGCTAAACGTGCTGTGAGGCGTTCCTAGATGTTCATCAAGAAGTTTTCTCTTCGCAAATCTGTAAGCCTTGACTATCCACTTATAATTCAATGAACACAGATCGATAATAATTGTGTCAAATGACACAATATGGATATATGCCAATATTTACCAATTAAGGAGTTTAGACAATGAGCAATCAAAATACAATTTGTATAAATGTACAGATTCACGCGCCTTACGTGACATTGAAGAAATATGTCAAGTTATCGGGCTTTCGTTAAACGTCCTTCTTTTGTTTTTGGTGCTGGAGGCATTTTAGCGTATTTGGGTTTCATACTTGGGCGACCTTTGGTTTTTTGGGGAGCCAATTTATACCGTTTTTCCGAAAGGTTATTTTAGTTTCTAGTTACGTTTTACTCAGCAATATCCTGGTGAAGCCCTTGTCCAGTGTGTTCGTCAGTCACAACAAAAGATGAATTAATGGCAGAAGTCGAAAATGAAACACGCCAGCTAAAGAAAAAAGAGTTTTTTCCCTATAAGATCATGGGAACGCTCATTTTTTTATTGCTACTCAGTATTGTAATTGAATGGGGGGCATTGCCTTTCAATATTGGGATCCGCCAGGCTATTTACATAGCAAACTGGTGATGCAAAATGAATTTGATTGGTTCTCCTCTGAATTTCAAAAAAAGCCTGCTTTACAGTGTGCCGGCATAATTTATTGAATGGGTCATTATTCAAACCCATCATTGGCTTTTTGTGCAGACCGGCATTCAAAGTTGGCTTGATAACCCAAATAATTCTGAATGGGGTGCTTGGATTTATCACTATTTGCGTGATTACATTGAATCGGTTCTTTATGTCATCGTCACCTTTATTATTCGATTGATGATTATTGTGCTCATTAGCCCCTTATTTTTACTTGTTGCCCTTGTATGGGGGGGATGGATTGGTTCAGCGCGATTTACGTCGTTTCGGTGTGGGGCGTGAATCTGTGTTTAAATACCATCATGCCAAAAAAGTGGTCTTTCCGGTCATGCTTTTGGCTTGGGGGCTTTATTTGTCGATCCCTTTTTCTATTCATCCTAACTGGATTCTTATTCCATCAGCGATTTTCTTGGGGTTGACCATTTTATTTACTGCTTCAAGCTTCAAGAAATATTTGTGATCAGAGATGTCTTATCTTTACTTCAAGGCTTTACAAGCATAGAATAAAGTCGACTAGATTTGTATATTTATTGTTGAGAAAAGATGAAAACTGATTTACACATTCAAAACTTTGGCAAGGTGAAGTCCGCAGATATTTACCTTCGCCCTTTTACTGTCATTGTCGGGCCTAACTCGAGTGGTAAAAGTTTTATTACGAAAGCGTTGTACAGTATCTTTCATTCAATGAATAAGGATCTTGGTATTGATTTTCTCATCAATAGTGTTCGTGATGCTATTAGCTGGTCGCGTCTAATTGAACATAGAATTCCTAGAATTTCACAAAAAGATATTTTGCTTTTTACGGAGCTTCGTTCTATTTTATCAAATCTTCAATTTTTAATTAGTGATATTAATGAAGATCTAACAATACTAGATACAACTCGTATTGCCAATGTCATCAATGAACTTTATATATCTATTCAAGAATCTTATACCACACTAAAAAACCAACTGAATACTGGAGTAGGTTCAAAGTTTAAAGCTGTCGAAAACGAAATGCTTTTTTTAGAAATGAATATTAAAGATATTAAACGTTTTGTTGATGAAGGAGAGAACGTTTATATTTCTCATTTTAAAAGCGATTTAAAGCAAGAGTTTTTAGAAAATTTTCAAGTTTCATCTCTTTCCACATTATATTCCCAGAATGAAGAGAATATATTTGATTTCTCCAACTTAGGACAGATTCAATTAAAAAATCAGACTATTGATTTCTATTTGTATCGAAACAGTATTGCTGAGTTACAGCAACTCTATAATGTCGTATATTTAGAATCTCCGATTTATTTTAAATTAAAAAATGCCTTAAGAGGCGTGAGATTATCAAATGCGAGTTTTAGACGAAAAGGTTTTTTGAGTCAAGTTCCTAAATACTTTTATGATTTAGACCAATTACTTGAGGCTAAAATATCGGGCGATCTTAGCAATGAGTTTAGTACTATTTTGAATAAGATTGAAAGTTGTATTAATGGCTCATTGAATATTAGCAATGGTGAAATTTCCTTTGTTGATAAGGATCGAATAGATGTTGAAATCCCATTAAATATGGTTTCCTCCGGTATCTCTAATTTAGGTTTGATTGGATTATTAATAAAACAGAATGTGCTATCTAAAGGAAGCTACTTATTTATTGATGAACCTGAAGTTAATCTACACACCGCATGGCAGCATGATATGTTGGATGTATTGGTTGATTTGAGCAAACAAGGTGTAATGGTTGTTATCGCCACTCATAGTCTTGATATGATATATCGCTTTGAACACGTTGTAAGTCAGGAAAAGCAGCTTGTAAAAAAAGATCATTTTAGCTTAAATCGCTTAACTCAAGAAGGTACATCGATACCTTCAGAAGGATTGATTACTGATATCCGCCGAGCAAAAGAAGATTTGGGACGTCCTTATGTTGAATTGTTAAAAGCGAGACTTCCTTAATGGCAAGTAGGAATTGGGATGATTTTAAAGAACCACTAGATCATGAAATTAGCCCTTGCAGTATAGTATTGTCTTCGGAGGGCTACCGTGTTGATGAAAGAAATGGTGGGAAACAGGGTATTCGTGATCATAGCCAAATTAAAGATATCGCTGGAAATAAATTAAAATGCTGTGATTATTTCTATTTGGCAAATGGGAAATTCTTTTGTTTAGAATTTTCAAACTTACACCGTCAATACATTGATTGTAATTCTTCCTTTAACGATATCACAAGAGTTATAAAGCAGCTACCAAAGAAAGAGCAACGTTTACTTCAGCATGCTCATCCAGAAAAAATTATTTTGAATGAGATTGTTAAAAAATTTCAGCATACGGATTTTTTACTGAAAAATATCTACGATCCTAATTTTAATAAAATTACCAACTTACCAGATGAGCGTTTAGAACGACATTTTTTTGTTATTTGGTATCCCCATAATGAAACAGAATTGCTTTCTATTTATGGTAGAGAGCTTGCTGAAATTGATATTGCTCGTTTATTTGATTCTATTCAGGATAAACTTAGAAATGAGCTTTGTTGCCAACTCTTTGCACAGTTAGATGGCAATCAGATTTTTGTAATTCCCCTCTCAACTTTCAGCCAAAAATATTGCACTATCTAATTATCTAGCGACTAAAGTCGATACTTAGTATCGACTTCATAAACTATCCTAGTTCTCAATAGGATTTCTCATTACAATCCTTTCCTAAATTTTGTATTATTTCTTCGCAATAAAATTAACCTTTGGAGTAAGAAATTCATGCGTAACTCTGTCTTCGTTTTTCTCTTTTCATTCGTGTGCTCAACGGTTGCTTATGCCGATGAAACCAGTGAATTAGAACAAGCCATGAGACGACTAGAATCGGCTAAATAAGCCTTAGTTCGCGCGCAAAAAAGTGCGAATGCTGGGCTGAAAATCCGTTGTTGAAAGCCTGTGGAAACTTTTCACCGAAAGTCACGACGCTTATATGGAATTGCTTGATTTAGCTATTCCTGCACGCGTTGCTTACCGTGAAGCGGACAGTCTTGCTCTTCCTGTTCATCGTCATAACAAAGATGAAAAAGAAAATATTCGCAATCTGTGCACCTCACTATTTCCACAATGGGTAGATAAATTTCAAGCGCTTTAATTAGTGGTGAAAGATGAATAATCAACCTTCAGTGATTTTGTAATATTGAAGCTGGCAATCTGTCATTGGCGGATTGCTCCTCGAACGAATTCAAGGGCTGAAAGCAATTCAGGTTTGAGTGGAAAGATGACTAAATCACTAGCTAATACAGACATATCAGCAGTGATTCCCTTTGTGCCTCTTGTATCAACCAAAATTAGGTCATAGTTTTCTAAAGAACGCACAAGGTCATTGAAGCGTAACGTCCCATCCAGGGAATTACGTAAATGTGTTGTAATTGCATCCGTAGGATCGTAGATTGGATAATATCGAGATTTTGATATTCGGTTTTTGAAATGACTGATCAGGGTTTGTATTACTTTGAATGAGAAATTTAAAGAGTCCCTGTGGAGCAGTGTGGTCGAAGGTATAGTAAGTAGGTAAAGTTGGTTGAATATCAGTGTCAATCATTAATGTTCGTAAACCACAATCAGCACAGAATGCACTAATATTGGAAATATTAGTTGATTTCGTCACGCCACCTTTAGTGGACATAACAGTAACGATAAATACTGAATTTTGAGATGAATTTTCCATATCAAGACTCCGTTGTCAAGAGCAAGACTATGAAAAATACTGGAGATTAATTTGAGTATTTGATAAGGATGGTGCCCGAAGCCAGACTTGAA